CGCTTCGTTTAAGTTTTTCTTTTTAAATTCCATTATTGTCTTTTTTAGGCTATAAAGGGGGGAACTTGCGAACCCCCCTTATATTGTGTTTATTATCTATTAGATATTTTCGAATGATGCTCCTGTTGGAGTAATCAAGAATTCGATATCGATGAATTCAAGAGCTCTTGTTGGTTTTAGATAAATCTTACCTGTTAGGGTATTTGAATCTAAATCTTCAGGAGTGTTTGATACTGTTACACGGAAGTCAATCAAACCTCTATCTCTACGGATTGAATCCAAGATTGGGTTAACTGAATCCAAGAACTGTTGTCTTACTTTCTCATCATTTTGTTCGAATAACAATCTAACCGCAACTGCTGAAATCAACTTACGAGCTTGTAATAACAATCTTCTAACGTTGATTCTGTCAAGTGCAGATTCTTTAATTTGAAGAGTTTTGTTACCCCAAATTACTGTTCCTACATCTGAGAATGTTGCGATTGGGTTGATTCTACCTTTGTATAATGTATCACGGTCATCTTGTGTCAACTTCTTACGTGCTTTAACTGAGTTCACAATACCTCTTGTGTAACCCGCTGATGCGAACCAAGGGAACGCGATGTTATCAGTCAATGCTAAATTTCTTACAACCTCACCTGTTGGTGGAAGATAAATCTGAGTATTGTTGTTTGTATCTCTCGTCAATATCCATGGGTAGTAAGTAGCACTGTAGTTAGAGTCGATACCTGAATCATCTAATAAGTCTACCAATTCTTCAGGGTAAATAAACTGAGTATCAAAGTCCGCAGTGTTTGGTGAGAACATATCGTAGTCAGGTGCAGTCATCACGTAGATTGAATCCGCTCTGTCTGTCTCAACCATTTCGATTGCGTCATTTACTAACGATGCGTTGTTAACAAAATCAATACCAGGAGTAGTGAACACGTTAATGTTTACCGCTTCAGGGTTATTAAACGTTGTTTGACCCCACAAGTATGCGTAGTAGTCAGTGTTTGCCCATTGTTCTTGGTTAGGTCCTGTGATTGGTTTAAAGTAACCCCAACCTGTTGAATCAGGATAAGTAATTGATGTTGAACTGTTACCCGCCAAGAAACCTGTAT